ATGCTGCCGGTGCCGGTGACGCTATTGGATAGAGTCACGCCGCCATATGTAAGACCACTGGCGAGGCTCAGTTTATCCAGCGTCGCGCCGCTCAAGGCATTAGCGGAGGTCAAAAAGCGCAGTTCGTAACCAGCCGCGCCAGCGCTATCAATGCGCATGGAGCCAGAAACCGACCCCGTGGCGACGGGATTTGTTGCGGAGATATTTGCAGCGGTAATCGCGCCGCTGAAATTCGCCGACGCCGCCGTAATCGTTCCGGTGATCGTCGGACTGGCCGACAGCACCATATTCCCCGTGCCGGTCACGGCGTTGGACAGGGTAACGCCGCCGTAGGTGAGGGCGGCTGTGATGTTGGCACCCGCAATAGATGTGCTTCCCGTCAAGGACACATTGGCTAGGGATGCAGTAGAATTTCCCAAGCCAACACTTGTCGATCCAATCGTCAACGTTGTGTTGAAGTTGGAATCCAACTGAGACAGAGGAATAGGAGATGTTGCAGTCGCAAATGTATAAGGTACGCCAGTCATTTAGAACCTCGCTCTGAGTTCAAACTCAAGCTCAAAAGTGTTGTAGGTAAAACCACTAGAATTGCTTGTCATCGTGTAGCCAATGTATTTGCCCCATTGCTGGGCATCCGACTTGTAAAGATAGTATCCAGCGCTACCGCTCAACCAATTAATCGTAGCATTGGCGTTGTTCTTCCAAGGGATGATCGTACCACTGTTGTTGTTCCAATCCGAAGTGTTGGACAGAACATAGGTCGGGCTACTGTTTGATTCGCTATCAACGGTCAGGTTAATGCTGCCACCATTGGTTAGGGTAGCTTCTACGCCCAGTTTCAGGGCTTGCTTGTCACGAATGGGATCGGTCAAAAGCCACAAAGCCGTTTGCACCGTGGAATTAACTGGTGCCGTGGCGTTCTGATACATCGTGTATAAGTTTTTGCCACTCACCCCAAACAGCTTCAGAATACCGCCAACCGGGGAGCCAGCCACCAGGTTGATAGTACCTTGACTGGTGATGAACCATTTCTTGTCAAAGAAAACCGCCTGTATCCAGCGGCTACCGCCCACTACAAGGTTATTGCAGTAGAAATTAAAGGCGGCGCAGAGGATGTTATTGATGATGACCTGGCCGGCACTGATAGGCTTTGTGAAATCAATCAGCGGGTAAATGCCATCCAAGGCATCCGACAGCTTGACGGTTGTAGAGCCGATAAGGCCATACACGCCATAGTCATTCTGGAACATAACATAACGGTAGTACGGAAAGATTGAGAACGGTCTACGGCTTCCGATAGATGCGCTGATGTTTGTATTTGTAAAAGATGTTGTCCCTGTGCTGTTGACCAGGACATCGCTAAAGACGTTGATGGAGTCATCGCCATATATGTAAAGGAAGTTATTGGCGGACAGCATGGCAAGGATGTTGCCGTGCAACGTCGAGTCTGTAATGAAAACACTGCCAGCAGACGGGCTGATGAAATCGTTAAAGTTTGTCGCCGCTGAATAGACTACTTGGCGGCCTTGAGACACCCAGACTCGGCCAGAATAGGTGGCTACATCAGTGACAACATTTGACTGAATCTGCGTTGTGACACAGGCATTGGCGCCATCACCTGTAATCGTGACAGTGGGGGCAGAAGTGTAGTTATTGCCCACATTTGTCATAATGACATTGATGATAGAGCCATTGCTGATAATGGCTGTGGCTGCGGCGGAGTTGTCTCCACCACCTCCAGAAAAAGTAATGTTGGCTGAAGTGTAATTGGATCCGCCGCTTTGAACCGTGGCAGAGACGGTTCCAGTGCGGAACGTGATATAAGACGCTACAGCCGACGCACCCGTTCCAGTGCCGCCAGACAGCGTAATAGTAGGGGAAGACGTATATCCCGTACCCGGATTGGTCAGGACAATACCAGAGACAATGTTTCCGGTCAGTACAGCCTGACCAGTAGCCTGTATACCGCCCGCCTGGTTAGGCGGACTGATAACAACGGAAGGCGCCGTGTTATAAGCAGAGCCGACATTCGTCATGCCAATGGCACCAACCGATCCTAATTGAACGGTGGTGTTTCCATCATAAACAAACAGACCCTTGTTAGGGTCGCCAATGATGGCGTAATCGGAGTTAAACTGTGCCGCTCTGACGTTGCTGTTGCTGAATGTTCCGGCAGTGGCAATTGTGACCACATTTCCAAGATCAACGTCGTAAAATTGGGAACTGCCATCATCCTGGAAGGTAGCCAGGTATGTGCGCCCTTTTACTTCAACGCTTGTCATAGACGTTACGTTGGCAACAAAAACAACGTTGGCGCTGGTGTTGTCCAGTGACGGTGTGGAGGCAGGAATGATTTTTAGATTGCCGGGACCAATAGGCTGGGCATTTTCCAACCAAGAAAACTCATCGTCCTGAATGGCCGTGCGGTTAGCCTTAGTGTTCAAAGCCTTGAAAGACTTTGAAATGTGGTACTGTTTTTTCTGTTCCGCTGCTGCTGCCATGATTAGTAGGGCGTACTATATGGGTTTGGCAATCTACGGGTGTAGACCGTAGCCAGGACGTTCTGGACCTTCTTGATGTATTCCTGTTTGAATATCTCGCTTTCACCGAAGGCTTGCTCTTTGTACTTGGCTTGGTGGCAAGCGTAGAAGGCAACAGGGCCGGTGAACTCAAGAGGGATTTGCTCAATGCTTGAATCATCTACCAAGTCATTAGGGGCAATGATGGTGTCGAGTTCCGTGACGTAGTTCTGGTCCGGGACTGGCGACAAGTAATACTTTCTCTGTCCATACATAGAGAAAGCGATGGGACGCCCAACATAGTTCTGCCAGAACCGGAGTTCTGCATTGAACTGCGTCCAGGGCAGATACCGCATAGGAACGCGGGTATTGCCCCAATACAGATTGATGTTCAGAACGTCATAAGTATTGCTCCCATACGGGAGGTCATCAAGGCTATAGACTTCTTGATTAAGGATTGCCGCTCCGGTCTGTAGCTCACGCAAACAGCCGGTGTCTCGAACAAGACGGTTTCTGGCAATGTTAATATCGTCGGTAAGTTCTTGATCGGAATAAAACGCGCCCGTAGCGTCGTGCAAAAGCCTACGGCACTCCGTAATATAGTCCGACAATGCCGACATTTAACACCGAACCTATCATGTTATATGAGCGAGCTTTCCCCCTCCGCGTTTCGGCGTGAGGGGTACTCGCTCCACCACCGGGGATAACGAGTGGTGTTTTCCTGGATTTTCTTCTGTGATTACAAACTTAGACAGCTTTTCAAGCGCCGCCTCCATATCCATCCTGGTCATAGTCCAGCCAAGACGGATCAGATACGGTTCCTTGTTTGCATCTTCGTATCCGAAGATATGACGAGCAGCCTCTACGGATATTTCAAGCGGTTTGCCGGGAAGGAATTTATAGACCTCCCCGGCATAACCGTCTTCAAACGCCGCGTCAGTGTTGTTCGTCACAAACACCATTACGGATTCACCACATCGCCAAAGATGTAAACGTCAACGTATCCGTTGGCCGTAGCACCAGCCGTGACGTTCAAATACAGCGTCGGGGAGATATTCCCGTTGACGCAAGTCGTATTCGCCGTCGCAGACAGGGGCAGGTCTTGATACGTGTTCACAGCCGTCAAAGTCGTAAGAGCAGACGCATTGACAACGAGATTACCGCCGTCTTTGGTCTGGCCGATGCTGACAGAAGTGCCACTGACATTACCGTTGGGATTCCGGACAGTGACCCTGCGAAGGATCACGGAACCGGAAGTCGTGGTGTTACCACTCTGAGTCAAGCCGCCACTCAACATGGGAATGGCAATCACGGCATTGGCAGCGGTGCCAAGGCTGACGCCCTGGACAGTGCCAACAGCATAACTGCCAATATCCTGCGGAGTAGAACTGGCAAGATTGTTCATACTAGCCATTGGGAAGCCTCCTTAAGATGTGAAGGTGCCCGGAGCCGACTCACCGCCGTTGACCGTAATGAGAACCAGAGTGCCGTTGGTGGTGCAATTCGCATAGGTGTTGACACCATCCGAAAGCACCAGGGTGGCCGAGTTGGCCGCCACAACAGTCACATAAGAACCCATGTTAGCCAGGATCGTGCAATTCGCCGGGGTATTAGCGTAGTAAAGACCCGCAGGAATGGTCACGTTGGCCGCAGTGGTGATGGCGATATTGGCGTTCTGCCAATAGGCACCAGCGGTGTTGGTAGTGGCGTTAGAGCCGGCAAGGATAAGTTTATTAAGGGCCAAAGCCATTGGTCATCCTCCTCAAATACTAAGAGAGTTGAAGTTTTTGACCTTGGTCATCGACTTCGGCTTCGTGCTGACCAGTTCGGCAATCATCAGCACCGCGCCGACATAACCGATCTGCCAGTTGGGCAGGGTCGATTCAAAGCCGGTGAACACAAAGCTGCCCTGATCGTGGATATACAGCGACAGGTAGTTCGAGTTCAGCAGGTACAAAAAGCCTTCGGGGCAGTACGGGTCCGGATAAATCGGGACGCCGGCCACCATCAGAGCGCGGAACGCGGCCTGAGGACCATTCGCATCACTGTCAAAGCCGGAGCCGGGGGTGATGACGTACTGTTCCTGACCAACATAGTCCTGCGCCAGCAGGGTCCAGGTGCCAAAGCCGCAAACGCCAAAGGACGGCACTTCCGCACCGTTTTTGACCGTGCCGCTGATGTACTGAAGCACATTCTGGCGGGTCGGGTTGACGTTGTTGGCGTTGTAAACCTTCGACTTCCACCAGCCATAGGTGGAGCGATTGATGTTGCCGTAAGTGCTGGCGCCAGCAGTGGTGCCATCGTCAACGGCAGCGGGGAGGCCGGTGAACTGCTGCGTGTCCGACGTGTTGTTGTACAGCGAGGTCGCCATAGCATCCATCATCACGTTGGTCGCATCGTTCATGCGGGCTTCGATCAGCGGGATAACCGCATAATCCTGCTGCACCGCACCTTCCATTCCGAGGAACGGAACGGGCGCGATCATCAGCTTGAGATTAAATTCGGCATTGTAAGCGCCCTGCTGGACAGCCGGCTGCTGGAAGGAGCCGCTGTAGTCAGACCACTGAGCATTGACGAACTGAGAACCCTGAACCGGGACAGTAACGGACGAAACACCGCCGCTGGCCGACTGAGAGTTCGCAATAAGGGCCGCCAGGAGCGGCGTAGAATTATAAAGCTGAACAACCAGCTTCGGGATAAACGCACGCCGAGTGACATACGTCAACTCCGAATATTGCTGCGAACCCGACGCTGGAAGAATACCACCACCAATGGGCATGGTTTATCTCCGTTAATGACTATCCCCTAAAAAGCCTTAGTAGCCCACAGGCTTCGGATTCTTCCGAAGTTCGTTGAGGGCTTTTGCTGCTTCATCTCTCGCCGCCATCGCGGGGTTCTTCCAATACTTGGCAAGAACATCGCGGGCGGTCTTATCCATAACGTTGGGAGCATAACCCGACGGTGTGGGGGCAGCGGATTCATTCATCCACTTCCAGTAATCCGCAGCCGTTTCGTGATTGGTAATGCCTTTTTCCAACATAATCTTTTCCACTTCGGCAACCTGGTCTTCGTTGTCGAGCTTATGCTTGGACATAAGCGAACGACGCCGACGATTCAGTTCTTCCATCGCGTCACGTTCTGCCAGCTTGTTTTCAAGCTCCTGCACCCGCTGCGCCGACCTTTCCGAATACTTCTGGACGCGATCATCCAAGTCGATTTCGGGAATCGGAATGTTGGGACGCTTTTGCTTGGCAAGACGCAGGAACTGGTTGCGGGTTTCGGGGCTGTCAGCCAGTTCCCGAGCCAGCAAGGCCAGTTCGTCACGCGCGTCCGATGAAAGGTCTTCCAGAGTAGCCATAGTAATCCCCTATGTTCCTTAAATGACTTTCTTGGTGTCGCCAGGATGACTCAGGGTCATCTTGTTCTTATGGCCGGCCTTGTTGCTGCCGGTCAGGCCACCAAATTCCGAGAAGCGCGGCGTATTGACGATCTGGCCGTTCTGCTGGTTGTTATCGGTGGGGCGACGGGGCTGCGAAGAACCGCGCGGCTTAAAAAGTTCCATTGTGAATCCTCACATTCCGGGGATGGGTGAACCGGGGATGCCACCCGGAGTTGGTCCACCTGCCCCTGGAGGGGGCGGCGGCGGGACAGGGGGTGCCATCGAGCCACCAGGGCCGGCTTGAGCAGGGGAACCGGGGCGCGGGCCAAGAATGGCAGAGACTTCCGGGGTGACATTGCCAGCTTGAGGCAACGAGCCAAGAAGCTGCATGATTTCCGCTGGCTGAAGTTCTGCACTGCGAGATTTGCGGGGGCCAAGAAGACCGCTCAAAGCGCGAAGGGCTGCCATAGCCTTCTGACCTTCGGGGGATTCGCTGCCCAGGGCGGGAAGAGACTGCTCAATCAGGTCAAGAGCCATGCTCAGATTGACCAGGGCACCCTCTTTAGAACCCATCTTGGGTTCCGGGGTTGACATCGGAGAAGTCATAGGACCGGGATTTGTTTCCGCATCCGTAGCAGCGCCAGTCGGAGCGCCGCCTCCCCCCATCTGTGAGGACATTAGCGCTGAAATACGATCCGGTGCTGCGGCCATGTACTACCCATAGCCCGATAACGGGCGGTTAAAAAACGTTCCCGTCGATGTAAATACCAAATTTGGGGGTGCGTCAATACGTCGCAACAAATGGGGGGATATGTTTTTCTTCCGTCCCCCCTCGGAAATTAACACACGGGGCTAACCCGTATGTTAGTTAGCGCTTCGACTTGCGAGCGCGCTTCGCCTTACGAGCCATGTGATGCTCTCCTTGGTTTGAGTTGTATCCCCTTGAACTTGTTGGTCTTACCGCTTCTTGCTACGGCCAGACTTCTTCATCTTCTTATACATCAAAGTCTCCTAGCTGCGCCTAGTTGAGCGCCCTATTGTTTTGGTAGCCGGGGATCGGATACCGCTTACACGATACTGCAATCCTGCCGGTTTGTTAGCCCCTGCAATATCTCTTGTAGAGACTCTGGGTTGGTCTGCGGTTGATTTAACGTCAGCCACCCTTGGCCCCCTTAATTGGTTTGACGTTGGACGGCTGAGAGGCAGCTTGCTGCTTCTGCTCCCGCTCCATCTTTTTTAGCCTCTTCTTGAGAAGTTGCTTCATGGGAGGATCAAGCAAATCCAAAAGGCTTTCCTTGTCAATAGCCCCAGCTTTGAGCAGGTTAAAAGCCAACTGCCGCATATCTTCCATGAAGATCGGGCTGTTGCTGTGAGCGTCCACCTTGACCGTGTAATCCTTGGTAAACTGCTCGATCACAAACTTGTTTCCAAGGTCATCGGTGTAGTGGGTTGCGTCATGCGATTGCAGCAGTTTCATATATTGGGTCGCCACTTTTTGCAGCGAATCCTCAATGATAAGGGCGCGTTTCTTGGTGCGCGAAGAACCCAGACGGGCAAGCTGAGAGGCGTGTCCGGACGAGCGAACCCCCTGCTCTCCGCGCCCTGACAGGATGGAGGAAATACCGCTGGCTTCCTCAAACATCGCGTCAATTTCTTGGATTTCCCGGTACAAATTATCGGGCATTTCTGGGGCCAGGGATTCCACCTTGGCGTTGGGCATATCAGAACTTAGCAAG